CATCTAAAGAAAAATTGATATAGAAATCCATCAACTGCAGATACTTATTGACCTGCTGGTTCATTAACGGCAAATACCTTTTGATTATTTTAGACTTGACACCACCATCCTTCATCAAGGAATAAGCAAAATCATTGTATATGTTGTTTTCATTTTCCTTGGATTGATCTTTCTGGAGTGCTTCTAGTTCCCCTATTAGTTTATCTAACGCATGTCTTTCAGTAGTTCGACTTTCTCTTTGTTCTCTAATTCTTTGAATTTCTTGTTCAATGTCTCTGGTTTGATTTTCAAGTCCAGAAATCCTTGTTGTTGTTTTAGAAATTTCATGCGTTAGTTTGGATGCCTCCGAGGTAAACTCCTTGAATTGGTTTTCTCTTTCCTCTTCAAGTCTGATGGCTTCCTCCAATTCCTTGTAACCTTGTTCAAGTTCTTTGGCTTTAGATTTAGCATCATTAATCTTATCTATACGAAATGACTCCTCGATAGATTGAGTACAGGTAGGACAAACCGTATTATCTGTGAAAAACTTATGCTCTTCCGTAATGGTTGCTACTTTTTGAGATAATTTACCTCTCAAGTTACCTAACTTTCGTAACTTTTTGTTACTACCTGAAAACATTTCTACATCTTTATTGATCACATTCAACTCATCACTCATCTCTTCTAATCCAGATTCATATGCATTAATCTCATCATTAATTTCTTTTAACTTCTTTTTCTTTTCACTTATATCTTTCTTTCCAGTTGCTTCTAGTTCTTCAATAAAACTCTTCTGCATATCAATCTTCTCTTCTACAAGATTATTTCTGATAGAAAGTTCTCTCAATCTTTCATTAGATCCTCTAATTCTTTCTCTAAGCATCAATCCCATGACAGAGAAAATCTTAATATCCAGAAGATCTTCTATAACTTCTCTACGATTGGGTGCAGATAATTGCATGAATGGTACAAAAGATGCACTACCCAATACTACAATCTGTGTAAATGACTTATAGTTTAACTTTAATACTTGTTCTTCCAACCACTTCTGCTGATCATTTGCTGCAGAATTTTGATCTAGTATCTTATCGTTCTTGTAAATTTCAAATACATTTGGTTTTATGCCTCTTACTACCTTCCATTCTGTCTTACCAACAGAAAATTCTATTTCAACAATACACTCTTTCTCATTAATTGTATTAACCAACTGTCCCTTTGTTATCTTACGAAATGGTTTGTTGAATAATGCAAACGTAAGAGCATCAAGAATAGTACTTTTACCAGAACCATTAGTACCAATAATTAAACTAGTTTTTGATTCAGTAAAGTTAACTTCAGTAAATTGATTCCCTGTAGAGAGGAAATTACGCCATCTTATCTTTTTGAATAAAATCATGCTCTCTTGGAGGAATCACAAAGTCTTCAGGGGTTATGACCACATATCTATAATTATACATGTTACAGGTGTTTATTGCAAGCTTGTCCTCTACTTCCACGACACTCATAGGTGGATAGTCCTCTGCTTCAAGTAATCCACCATATCTAATTGCATCATCCTCTTCCTCGAAAAGATACAATGCTCTCTCACCATCTTCATCGGCAACAGCATATGCACCGTCTTGTTCATGTCCTTCGATAGTGAGAATAAACATTACTCGAACTCGCAGGCCTCCCTGTAAACATCTTTCATGATACCTTTCACTACATCTTTATCTAATTCAAATTCTGCATCTTCAATATATTTATTTAAAAGTGTTAAAGTATCTTCACACTCATCGGAGGAAAACTCTACATCTTCATCATCAATAGTAAAATTTTCAACTACTTTAAGGTCAATACATCCTGCAAGATTTATTTTATCTAAAAACTTATCAAACTGCAATTGACTAGTTTTTTTACGAACAATAACTTTTACGATTTTATCTTTTAAATTTCTAGCATCATAAAGTTTAGCATTATTATCTTCATAATACACTCTCTCGAATATATTATAAGGATTCTCTATAAATTCTAATTCAAAAGTTTCTGTATCAAATATATGAAATCCTCTCTTATCTCCTGCATCATTCCAATACATTTGATAAGGATTTCCTAAGTAAAATATTTTACCATCATTGGATCTTGTATGATAGTGACCTGAAAAGACTACATCTAATTTTTCAAATACACTAACATCCATATTCATATGTGCATTTGTTTGAACCATTCCAGGAAATAATTGAAATCCATTCAATTCTAAATGACCAAATGCAGATTTACACTTTGTATTCTTAATTGCTTTTATGGACTCTTCATAATTATCCTGACATATCCAAGGAAGAAGTAATGTTTTAAATCCTTCTATGTCTATTTCTGTTGCACCAGTATATCGAATAATATTATTATAAGATGCCAATAGAGAATCTACTGCATTTACTTCATTCGTATTCTTATAATAAACATCATGATTACCTACTATAGTATGTACCTTTACCTTTAACTTTTTAAACTTATCATATACGTGTTCCTTTGCCCAATTCAATGCCCAAAAATCTATGTTCTTACGATTATCAAATGAATCTCCTAAATGAATTGCATGTTTAATCTTTCTCTCCTTTAATGTAGGAAAGAATATATTATCATAAAACTTCTGAAAATAATCATGAAAGACCTTACTCCCCTTACGAGCTCCGTAATGGGTATCAGTTATTAAAGCAATTTTCATGAATAAAGTTTGGATTGTATATTTTCTTTAATTGTGTTATAGTCAGAAGCACTATAATCACCATCTGCACTCATAACTTCATCGAATCCAGATCTTTCAATAATCTTTGCTCTTATATCCATCTGTCTTTTCTCTTTTTGAATTCTACGAAGGAAGGCATAATGTATGATTTGAGTAAAATATGCAAAAGGATTAGAAGACTTTTCTGGATTAAAATTCTTTATATACTGAACACAGTTCTCAATGCCATCGCAAATCATGTCCTCTCGGAACATGTAATTAACAAAGTTTGGTTTGTAAGATAAGTGTGTAGCAATCTTTAAGAAACACTCTCCAAGGTAATTGGTGATACGAGGTCTATCCTCTCCTGCTTCTTCTGCTGCTATGCACTTATTCCTGTAAATAACAATTGCTTCTAAAAACTCTTTGTTATTTACATAATGCTCGGATTTGCGTCTTGCCATTTCATTAGTCCTTCCTTTAACTAATTGTACAATTATTATAACATAACATTACCAAGCTTGACAAGGTATCAAATTATCAGTAGAATAACTCTGTCAGGGTTCAAGAGATATACTAGCTAGATTTATAAAGCTTTTCTAGAAAGATTCTAGCATCAGATATAGAACTTAAAAATCCCATATCAGAACTTAGATTAGATTTATTTGTTGTTCTATGTTGATCTCTTAAGAATTTACTATATACACCAATCATATGTTTATCATGTACTTCTGTCATAGTCATAACATTTTGCATATTCATAACTAATACTGGATCATCAGTCATCTTTAACCAAGGATTTATTTTAACTGCTTGAATTCCAGAATGCTTTATTGTTATTGTTTCAAAAGTTACGGGCGATTCTAAAATTAAAACTGTCTTATCTTCTTCTTCGCAGGGGCAAACTTTAGCGAATATTTCTTCCCCTGAAACTAATTTTAATACTGCGTGGAATTCTTCTTTATCCATTTTCCTTTAAACTAATTTGTATTATTTCATAGTTAAATTTTTCTTCGTTATAAATTTTAATCCTTTCTATTAAATGATTGAGTGTGTAATTTTTTCTTTGTTGATAAGTAATGTCGTCTGCAATATCATAAAGAACTGCTTTTAATTTGCCGTCACCCTTTCTGAGAACTCTTCCAATTGATTGGAGATTGCGAACTCTGGACTTTGAGGGACTTGCAAAGATAACGTTGTGCAACCTTTTAATGTTAATTCCAGTTGAGAAGGTGCCGTAAGAGGCAACAATGATTGCATCTCTTTCATTTTCGGTTATTTCCCTAATTCGTTCTCTTTCTTCAGCCTCTACACCACCGTGGACATAGAATACCTTTCGAGAACCTTTTACCGAACTATTTATAGATTCGTATAATATTTCACCATGTGTGGCAACCCGACTGAATAGTACAAGACTATTACCTTTTAGATCCAATACTAGATTTTTAATAAAGTTATTCCTTTTTGGATGTCCTATAATGTATTGTAACTCATCCTCATAGGTCTCAAATTTCTGTGCGTCGTGCTTCATAAGAAGAACACGAATTTGTAATTTAGAGAGATGACCTTTATCAATCAATTCTTTTGTTTGAGTTACCTTGTATGATGGTCCAAATAATCCTTCTAAGACCCACTTGTGCGTCTGTGAACCGTCTAAAGTACCAGTAAACCCATATCTATATTTTGCACTATCCATCTTTGTCATAATGCTTACAAGAGATTTTGACTTAAACAAATGAGCCTCATCTCCAATCGCAACATCAAAGTCTTTAAAGAATGGTCTTTTTAGTTTGTAAATAGATTGCCAAGTCGTAATTGTAACTGGATATTCATTTGTCTTTTCCTTTCCAGAATATATTCTATGACAGTAATCTTCTGCATTCCAACCATAGTCCTCAAAATCTTTAAACATCTGTTCTACTAGTGATGTAGTAGGAACAACTAGTAATACTTTCTTTTTAGTCTCTACAAAATATCTTACTACAGAATATATCATCAAAGACTTACCTGATGCAGTAGGTGATACAAGAAGTTTACGATTATATTTTAGTGCATCATATACAGCATCTACTTGATATTTTCTTGGTTTGTGCCTTGATATACGAGTCATGTATTCTTTGACTCCTTCTCGACTTATGATTGCATTCTCTTCAAATGGTGTGCCATAATGTTTATTATCCTCAAATTCTAAACTGTACTCTGACTTTCTTGCCCAATTAACAATCTTATCTACCAACCCAACATATACTTCCCCAGTAGCAGGAGAAAATAAACGAATCTTACCATCCCAGTACTTACTACGGTACTGTGGCATGAACTTTGCACCAGGAACATCAAAAGTAAAAAGATCTGATAATTCCTGACTGATATGTGGTTCTGTTTTTACAGTCACATATACTTCATTCTTTTTTCGTATAGTAATGTCAGTCACTGTATCCTCTAATAAACTTCTGCCACTCAATCGCATTCTTAACTTGGAATGTACGATT